CGCAACGAACATGACCTACTTAGAACTTGTTAACGATGTGTTGGTTCGCTTGCGTGAAAGCACAGTATCTACTGTTGGCGAAACAACCTATTCTTCTTTGATTGGCAAGTTTGTCAATGATGCCAAGCGTCAGATTGAAGATTCCTATAATTGGAATGTCTTAGGACAAACAATTACAGTTACAACTACTTCTGGTACAAGTTCCTATGCGTTGACGGGTGCGGGTCAGAAGTTTCGTATAAATGACGCTATCAACACTACCAGTGTTATAACTTTAGACAACACCACTGTTGCGGATATGAACCGCAAACTCAACTTTGGTACGCCTTCACAGTCTATTCCTAGCGAGTTTTGCTTTAGTGGTGTAGATGGTAGTGGCGATACAAAGGTTGACTTGTTTCCCGTCCCTGATGGTGTCTACACACTGAAGTTTGATTTGACTATCCCACAGGCTAATCTGTCTGCTGATGGCACTTCAGTCAAGGTATTGGACTATTTGGTGACTCAGAGTGCCTATGCCCGTGGTTTGATTGAGCGTGGTGAGGATGGAGGCACTGCTTCTAATGAAGCTTATGCTCTGTTCCGTGGAATGCTATCTGACGCTATTGCATTGGAAAGCACTCGTTATCCTGAAGACAACTTTGTGGCGGTCTAATGGCATCACCTCTACAAAGTCAAAGCATTAGCGCACCAGGCTTTTATGGCCTGAACACGCAAGACTCGCCCCTAGATTTATCTTCTGGCTTTGCTTTGACTGCTGCCAACTGTGTCATTGACCAATTTGGACGTATTGGCTCACGCAAAGGCTACACACTTGTTAACTCTTCATCAGGCAATCTAGGCTCTAACAATGTGGGTGTTATCCATGAGTTAGTCCAGACTGACGGGACTCTTACAGTTCTGTTTGCGGGAAATAACAAGATATTTAAACTTGGCACTTCCAACGCAGTGACTGAGTTGACCTATGGTGGTGTTGGGTCTGCTCCTACTATTACGGCATCCAATTGGCAATGTGCATCTTTGAATGGCATAGCTTATTTCTTCCAAACTGGTCACGATCCACTCATCTTTGACCCCGCAGTAAGTACAACTACTTATCGCAGAGTGTCTGAGAAATCAGGTTATGTGGCTACTGTTCCTCAAGCAAATATTGCCATCTCAGCTTTTGGTCGCTTGTGGGTAGCTAATACGGCTACAGATAAGGTCACTATCAGCTTCTCAGACCTGATTGCAGGTCATGTATGGGGTGGTGGCACTTCAGGCTCATTGGATGTTTCAAGAGTCTGGCCTAATGGTGCTGATGAAGTGATGGGTCTAGCGGCTCACAATGACTTCTTGTTTATCTTTGGTAAACGTCAGATTCTTGTCTACTCAGGTGCTTCTACTCCCGCATCTCTTGTTCTGTCAGACACAGTAGGCGCAATAGGATGTATTGCAAGGGATACGATTCAGTCAATTGGTACTGATGTGATCTTCTTGTCGGACTCAGGTGTTCGCTCACTGATGAGGACAATCCAAGAGAAGTCTGCACCTCTAAGAGACTTGTCCAAGAATGTTCGTTCTGATTTATCAGCTTCTTTGGCGGTAGAGACTTTGGCTAATCTGAAGTCTGTTTACTCAGAGAAGAATGCGTTTTACTTGTTGACCCTACCAGTAACAGCACAGGTCTTTTGCTTTGACACAAAGATGCAATTGCAAGATGGGGCATACAGAGTAACTAAGTGGGACTCAATCACACCTACGGCTCTGTACTCACTCAGGAATGGTGATCTGTATATCGGTAAGAGTGGCTTTATTGGCAAGTATGGAAGTTTCTTAGATAACACTTCTACTTACCGATTAAGTTACTTCACCAACCATGCAGACCTTGGTAATGACAATCAGATTTCTATTCTCAAGAGAATCAAGACAATTATCATTGGTGGGTCTGCTCAGTTTGTGACGATTAAGTGGGGCTTTGACTTTGCTGCCAACTATTTGTCAGGCAATGCTTATATCCCTCAACAAGCAAACTATGAGTACGGACTTGCTGAATATGGAACAGCAGAATACTCAGGTGGACTCTTGATTAAGACGCTAGATGTGAATGCTTCTGGTGCGGGAAAGATTGTTCAAACAGGTTACGAAACCACTATCAACGGCACTCAACTGTCAATTCAGAAGATTGAAATTCAATCTAAGAACGGGAAAATATCATGAGTAACTACACAAAAAGTACCAACTTTGCGACTAAAGACAACCTCACGCCTGGTGATCCACTCAAGGTCGTTCGAGGTACAGAGATTGATACTGAGTTCAATAACATTGCTACTGCTGTTGCGACTAAGACAGACAACTCTGCTGCCGCAATTACTGGTGGTTCAATTACTGGTATCACAGACTTAGCGGTTGCTGATGGCGGTACTGGTGCTTCCACAGCGGCTGGTGCGTTGAATAACTTGTTGCCAAGCCAAACCTCTGCGGCTAACAAGTATCTCCAATCGGATGGTACTAACGCTTCATGGGATGCGGTCACTCTCTCTACTGCTGACATTACAGGAACTCTACCTGTTGCCAATGGTGGTACTGGTGTAACTACCTCAACAGGTACAGGCAATGTAGTGTTGTCAAACTCGCCAACACTGGTGACTCCCGCCCTTGGCACTCCATCTGCCTTGGTAGGCACAAACATAACAGGAACTGCCTCTGGTTTAACAGCGGGTAACGTCACAACAAACGCTAATTTAACTGGTGCAGTCACTTCTGTTGGCAATGCAACCTCTTTGGGTTCGTTCACTTCATCTCAATTAGCAGGTGCTTTGACAGATGAAACTGGTAGTGGTTCAGCAGTATTTGCTACCTCTCCTACCCTAGTAACACCTATCCTTGGAACACCCACTAGCGCAACCTTAACAAACGCTACAGGTCTTCCTATATCTACAGGTGTATCAGGTCTAGGTACTGGCATTGCTACTGCTCTAGCGGTTAATACAGGCTCTGCGGGTGCGCCAGTATTGTTTAATGGTGCATTGGGTACACCTTCTAGCGGTACTGTAACTAACCTTACAGGTACAGCCTCTATCAACATCAATGGTACTGTGGGTGCTACTACGGCATCTACTGGTGCTTTCACAACCCTGACAACATCCTCCACAGTTACACACAATGGTGGTACAGCCAACGGAGTAACCTATCTCAATGGTTCAAAGGTTCTGACAAGTGGCTCTGCGCTTACTTTTGATGGAAATACTTTTGGCGTATCAACAGCAACTGGGCTTCTTGCAAACTTAAACAGCACAGAAGCAAATGGCCCATATATTCGTTTTCAATCATCAGGTACTTCGGTTGGAGATGTAGGAACTGCGGCTCAAATTGCTGGTGGTGCTACCACAGACTTTGCTATCAATGTTCGTAGCACTGGTAATCTTGTTTTTGCTCGTGGATTTACTGAAGCCATGCGCCTCACCTCAACAGGGTTGGGTATTGGTACAACTGCACCTAAAGAAAAACTTGATAGCCGTGGTGCAGCAGTATTTAGCGGAGATAACGCAACAGGCACAAATGCCTTTGGAACAGCAGAAGGTGTATTGCTTTCCACAGGCTCTGGTGTGGCACGAATTACAGCCGTAAGTAATGGTGCAAACAATGTAAATCTTGTTCTTAGGTCACTTAATGCAGGTTCAGCTTCTAGCACTTTGATGCTTGATTACGCAGGCAATCTAGGCTTGGGAGTTACTCCGAGTGCTTCTTGGGGTAGCGATACAAAAGCAATTCAACTTGGTGGAAGTACGTTTAGCGCATTTGCGGCTGATGTGCGTTTCTTAGGATTAGCAAACACATACTATGACGGAACAAATTTTAGATATTTAAATAATGCGTCGGCGTTGCAATATCGAATGAGTGGCGGCACAGGTACGCATGAATGGTACACAGCCGCATCAGGCACAGCAGGAAACGCTATCACCTTTACTCAGGCGATGACTTTGACAGCAAATGGAGCATTGATAATTGGCGCAACTGCACTTACGCCACAAACTGGAAAGTTTAAAGTTGTTCACGATACTGGCGACCAAAATATTGCAACTTCAATCAATTCTGCGGCTTCTAGTCCTTATGGAGATGTAATTTCGTTTACTGGTGCATCACCCAATAATGGCACAAATTATTTTTTACTTTGTGCAGATACTACGGCTACTCGCGCACAATTTTATTCAAATGGCGGTTTGGCAAACTATTCAGCAAACAATGTCAATTTGTCAGACCGCAGAGAGAAAACAAACTTTGCCCCCGCCACTTCTTACCTTGACAAGATTTGTGCAATTCCTGTTCAGACATTTAATTATCTTGACCAAAACCTTGAACAAGATGATGGCCTGACATTGGGTGTTGTTGCTCAAGATGTTCAAGCAATTGCGCCTGAGTTGGTAACTGAAACAAATTGGGGTACTGTTGAAGAACCCAAGATGCGTTTGTCAATCTACCAAACAGATTTGCAATATGCGCTGATGAAGGCTTTGCAAGAACTCAAAGCAGAATTCGATGCCTACAAAGCATCGCACCCTTAATCGTTAAAGGACTAACATGACCTTGACACAAGAAGAAGCACACCGCTTGTTTGAGTACAAGGATGGTGTTTTGCTTTGGAAAGAAATGGTAACTACTCGTACTGGAAACCGAGTCGGAAAGATTGCAGGTTCTATTCATAAGCATGGCTATAGAATTATTAGCGTACATGGTCGTCAATATAAAGTACACCGCTTGATGTTTTTATATCATCATGGATATATTCCAGAGTTTATTGACCATATAAACGGAATTAAAGATGACAATCGTATTGAAAATTTAAGAGAAGCAACAAGAACGCAAAATTACCAAAATAGATTTGTCCAGAAAAACAATACATTTGGTGTTAAAGGTGTAAGTAAACAAAAAAATTCACCAAATTGGCGATGCAGAATTTCCTATGGTGGAAGACTACATGAACTTGCTGGCTTCAAATCTAAAGAATTAGCAACAGAATTTATGGAATTGTGGCGTGATATGGCTCACGGCACTTTTGCAAATCATGGTTTTAAAGGAGCATTAGCATGAGTACGACTTATAACTGGGTAGTAACCCAAACTGATTACGAAACCGCCAATGGTTTCATTACCTGTGCGCACTGGAGTTGCAATGCCACAGATGATGATTACACGGCTTCCATTTACTCAACATCTTCATGGGCTTCTGGTACACCAACAGTACCATACGCAAATGTAACAATGGCAGAAGTATTGAAT